TATAAGCGGCCTTAGTATTCGTGGGGGCATCGTCATCTAAAGTACTATTAACAATATTATTACGCTTAATAGTTTCTGTATAGATACTGTTTAACCACTGGGCAGTAAGTCCATGACAATAATTAAATGTATTACCTGATGCATATGAAGCTTCGCTTCCTCCATATATTAAACGACTCTCAGATGATGCTAAAGTAATACCTTGTCCATCAATATATGTACTCATATCTAAAGTCATAAAAGCATCGGCTCTAGTTGACCAGGCGTATGAATTGACTTGCCCCGGATTTCCAAGCCAATTAGCCATAGGTTGATAATTACCATTAACGACAACAGTTGCTCCATATGCAAGAGCTGTCAGTACAGTATAAAACTCAATACCAGTTCTACTCAAAACATGTTCTTGATTAGGTTGATCATAAACAACAAACGCACCAGTTATTCCGTTTCCGGTAACATCTGGTTGTTCGCCACTATTATAAAGTCTCGTAGGTAATACTCCACCAGAATTTCCTGTATACGAACCAGGAAACATAATATCTTTTAAAAAATTAAATGAATTTGTATTCGCGAAGTTACCACCTGGTCCCGTTGGCACTCCGTCAGGGCCTAGATCAGTATATGATGCTTCAGGAATATATTGTCGAATAATATCATTAATATTATTGTGAATGTTATTCATCACACTTATAAAACTGTTTGGACTGTCAAATACATAAGACCCACTCGTATTGTCGGGCCCTATCTTATATTCACCTGTAATCTTCTCCGTCCATATATTTCCTGCATTCTGTGTAGCTTTTAGGATTCCAAATAAACCAGATGCTGTTATACCTTTCTGATTTAGAGTATTAATACTAGTAAAATTTCCTGCAGAAATTAATACTACAGCATTTCTTAAGAAGTCAGGATTACGCTGATCGCTCTCCCATTTTCCTCCATCCTGATTAGTATCTAAAAAATCTGAAAAGGGGTTAATTGGTGTTGGATTAATTATTTCTGGTGCAAATCCCATATTGTTCCTCGTTATTATTTATATACTATTTTTTATGACGGAAACCAAACAAAATTTCCATCTGACCAGCCGTCTTTTGTAACTTCATCTGGATCTCGTTCATCTGCACTCATCATAAACAATGTATTGTCATCTTCCGGGTTTGTTTCATTCTGAGAATATTTGTTCTTGGCAGTCTCAATTAAGTCAGCAAAATACTCTTGGCGAGTTAACCATGAATAAAACACTAAGCACATAACTAAATCATCACTATGGTTATCTTCTGCCCGAAAACTGTTTGCTTTTGATACAAACGACATAAGTTCTTTCATGATTCGTTCGTCGTTTAAATAAATTTTGTCTTCTTCTACTAAACGTTTAAGTACCGCACAACCAATTTTTTTAGTCTGAGTAGTCGTTCTAAGACCGAATTCAGCCCTACCCCGAGCAAAACCCTGAGATAATACCTGACCCTTCATTCCTTTATTTTGAGTCATCAGCAAATTTTCATAGCCTAGATCGTTATAAAGTATTGATGCAACCTGTCCACCAACGTCATTTACCTCAATAAGCACATAAGCTTCATTATATTTTTCGGCTACTACTTTAATTGTAGTTGGAAAAGAGAACGGGCTGATTGTGTTGTTTTGAAAGCTCGCAACAACTTTATAGGGTGATTGACTTCCTTCGATAACAATAAAGGCAGAATAGTCTTTACCCTGTCCACGAGAAACGTCTGCCATGATAAAATAAATACCGTTTGGATCCGGTTGTTCAAAGATTCTTAAACCTTCTGGAGTTTGTTCGATAGGATCATTAGGGGCTAAAATGTTTAGCTTAGATGACGAAACAAGTGTGTTAGATGATCCAATAAATGAACATTCAAATTCTTGATTGAATTGTTCTGCACTGGTATTTGCAATGGTTTCGGTTTTCCATGCATCATCTCTATTCGGACCACCCGGATATAGAGGAACTTGTCTCCAGCTAATTTCTACTGGAACAAATTTATTCTTGAGTGGATGTCCTTCTGGACGAGATGCATTAATCCAAGTATTATGAAAATGGTTTAATCCGTGTGGAGTTGAAACAATTATAATTTTTGAGGTAGTACCAGCCGAAATGGTCGGATACGTAGATGCATAAAACTCTTCTGCAATATTTTGTGGAAGATATGCAAACTCATCTAACAATAGAAAATTATAAGAACCACCACGAATAGCTGAAGCTGAAGTAGCAGCACACATAACTGACGAACCATTTTCAAGGCTTAGTGAAGTTTTGTTCCACTCAAGCACACCTTGTTGTAAGTACTGTGGTAAATTTTCATAAGCTAACTGAAGTCTGTTAAATAATTCAGTTGCAGTTTTTTGTTTATTTGCAAGAATAGCAACTTTCACATCTGGATGAAAGTTTACATAATGGTTGATATAACCAAGTACACAGCTGGACTTACCACTCTGTCGAGGAAATTTTGATACCACAAATCGATTATCGTGAATAGACTGAATAAACTTTTTTTGATAATCATATAAGAGAAAAGGGCTTAAACCTTTATCGAGTGTAACAATCTTAATATGATTTTCAATAAAGTGAATTGGGTCGCGAGCACACTTTACATATTCGTCAAATTGTTCTTTGGTATAATTGACATTTATACCGGGTGCTTTAAGATTCGGGTTTGACCGATATCCTGTTCGGGGTTGACTCATTTATTTCTGCCTCCACATAATCTTTTTCTTTTTTTAATAAGGCTTGCAAATCTTTGGTTGTACCAACAAATATTGAATTATTTGTATTATTTTTTACAGTAACTTTATTTGTTTCTGCAAATTTTGTAGATACGTCCATTAGATTTACATTGATATCAGCTATTGTTTTAATCATCGTCGCAAGAACTTCATAAGCTCTTGGGTTATCAGATTCAATAGCAACTTTCATTATTCCTTCTAAACTAACTGCACCACTAGAAATAAGATTTCTCAGATTCTGTCTGGCAAAATCATAATCTTCACTTGCTGGTCCAGTAGCCCCAGGTTTTACAATTTCTTGTTTGGTAGTTTCGTTTGTGGAGTCTATATGAAAAAACTGTTCTAAATTTTTATTTACATCTTTCATTTTATTCTAACATAGCTTGCACATCAAGATTATAATCTTCAAGAAGCTGAATAGCTTGGTTACCATTAGCTGGACCAAACATATAACCTTTTGCAATTAATCCTATACTAGACATATTTAGGCGGCGACTACCGAAGTCTCCATCGTATCGTTCATTTAAATTTATACCATTCATGATAACCAGTGGAACTGTTGTATCATCTCTATTTGCACCATAGTTAATTTTTAAATTAAATTCTGGATTAAAATATGGAATAATTTGTTCTGAAATTTGTAAAGTATCTGTAATATGTCTTGTGTACATAAACAAATTGAATGTTATATTAATAGGTACTTCAACAAACATTTGTTTGCCTTGATTTCCAACAACATCAAAAACATCAGTATTTACTTTGTTACGTCTACGACTCGGATCAATGGCAATCTGATTAACTGCAAAACTCATCTGTGGTAAACGTATACCCAATTTAGTATCATCAGTAATAGATGATTCTTCTAATAACCGTCGAATAAACTTTTCTTTGGGTGCATAAGTTAAAGGAACACGAATATTTTTGTCAACTCCACTTTCTGGGTGAGCAACATAGATATTATTGAATAGAGTACCGAAAGCAATAACGACTTTTCGAAGATATGCGCCGTAATAATATTGAAACATTAATAATTACCTTCTGAGAACGGATTTGCATTATCAAAGGGAACAACATTATTTGCAAATCTTTCTTGTTCAAAATCCTCATTATTTCCTTTAAGAGTCTTGTTGGTTCCGTAGGACATGTATCTATTAGTATCAACAATAATGGAGCTAATAGACGCTGTGAGCCCTTGGTAGACTCCAGCCGTATCTCCGAGGGCTCTAAACGTGGAAGCGGTACTGAAGCTTCCGCTGATAATATTAATAAGCACTGGACTATAAGTTTCACCACCCCAAGATTCAATTTGACCAAATCCACCAGAACTACCAGAAATGCCACTTTGACTTACGTATTGTCCTGGATAGAAAGAAGTAGCACCTATAAGATTGTACACATATAGGTTATAGAAGGTTCTAAAGGCATTGTCATAAATTTCATTGATAGCAGTATTTCCTGTGGTAATTTTTTCCATACTGTAACTAAACATTTCGCATGTCAATTCATAACTGTGAAGTTTTCCTAATGCGTAGAAGGGGTTTTCATGTTCTACAAAGTTGATTTCAAATATACTTTTAGATAAAGGAAAATAGATTAAGTCACCTTCACGTGGACGAATTATTGTGGGTTCTGCTGCACTAACTATGTCCTTAAATCTTTTCTTTGCAATAACTAGAGTAAGCTGATCTTTGACTTCAATACCAAACTGGTTAATAATATCAGTTCCTTTGAAACCAGTATTTGTTTTGATATAGGCTTCAATGGTATAAGATGTAGAAAACGAAGTACCCATATCTTCACCAAAGATTTTATCAATATTTGCATATTGACGTGGAACATACACCACATCTCTTCCGGTACCTTGAATAATTTCGATGGTGATAGATTCCATCAAATCTTGTTGTCCAGTATCGTCTTGAATATATGGATTAGTAGTCATGGTTTAGCCTATCAACATATCGGGCGGTGGCTCGTACATCTTGGTTATCGTATCTTCAATCTCTTGTATTTCTCGTAGAGCATCAGCCATAAGAGCAGGTGCATTCATTTGTGCACCACCGGGTAATGGAACACCAGAAAACTTCATAAGATTCTGTGCCCATTGTTTTTTCAGCACAGCTGTATAGTATCGTTTAAAAATACGGTCCTTCCATATTTTAGGATATAAATCTACGTCAATCGCAACATATGCTTCAAGCATTATATAACTTCCTACTTTTAGTCTATCTTGTCCTGTATCTAAAAATAGTCTTGATGTGGCTTTTGAGAATGTATAAGCAACTGGATATGCAAAGTCCATTTCAATAGTTGAAATATAACTTCTTGCCATCTCATAATTTGATAAAGCACCATACGATGCTTGACCCTGATTAAAGAAAATCCCAAAGAAGTCCTGCATAGATAACTGATATCTAAGATCAAAGATATAATCACCAACAGTAGAAGTAATAGGATAGACTTTACTAATGGTTAAAATATGATCTGCACTAGGCCAGCCACCACTGGATCCAAGTGCAGGACCCATACCATCGGTGTCAATGTACTGACGAGTTAAATCGGTTCCAGTAATTTTATGAGCAAAAAGAGCTCTATGAACAAAGTCAAAATGCTTTTCCATTAGATAGCTTAAACAGTCATCTAAACGATCATCAGCTTGAGTAGAGCCAATATTGACCGTGACAACTGGTTCGCCAAGGGCTCGTTTACAAAAACCAATAAATTCTTCTTTGTTTGTTGGATCCATTACAAAAATTATTTAGGCTCTTGAGAACTTTTAATTTTAGACATTTTCTCAAAAATTTCATATTCTACATTAGATGGGTCTGGATTGGATACAATAATTTTATCAAGTTCCATTATATCATAAAGCTCAATTTGATATTTTCTATTGTTTTCTTCAATTTCTTTTGGGTTTGCTGGCTCATAATTAGAGAATCCTGGCATCTTTAGTGGGCACGAAAGATATGGATAATCCAATTTAGAATAAGATTGACCATTAACTAATAATTGAGTATACGTATTATCACCACACCCACACCCACCACAATAATGTCCACCATGGTGTTCACTTTTAAGTAAATTTGGGCATGGTAAAATTGACTCATTACCAAAACAGGAAAGAACTCGTAATTGTTTTTCCCAAACAAAAGCTTTTTTGTTTGTAAACCCACGTGAAGCCAAAGACATAGCCAAAGCAATGCATTTATTTAAAAAATTCATTAGACACTTACAAAAGTTATTTCAAAAGAAAAAGGACACGCTAAAGTTTTAAATAGTGTTTGATACGAAGGGTTCAAATCTGATGTAACTGTGTATCTACCACCAGCACTTACTGAAATACTAACAGTTGTTACACCAAATAAACTTTTTAAGATATATGCCATACCTTCTTGTGTTCCACGTATTCTCGTATATACATCATATGTCATATAAAATCTTCTAAAATTACTAATAAGTTCTGGGTAAGTAGCAAAATTTAAATTACCAGAAAATACCAAATCTGCATATGCTTGTAAAAATGCATCTGGTACATAATGAATATCTCTTAAATCTTCGAGATAAAATCCCATCCCATAGCCTTCATAATCAAAAAGCCATCTATAGTAATAAGTAAAAAAATCAATTACTGGTGCTGAAGTTGGGTTATCAACATATTCTTTTTGTACCCATGATGGAAATTGATTCTTGATTTGAATCTTATCACCATCCCATTCTTTTTCTGCAATACCCTGGTCACGTAGTAATTTAAAAGTAGTATTGACAATTCTCTCAATACCAGTTTGAATTGAATCTTTTGTAAAAGTATAAAATAATGTCATATTATAGTCCGTATGATAGCATGATACCAGCAATTTTTCTAACGGCAAGATAATCTAAAAGTAATTCACTTTGTAAGTCCACTGACAAATTGGGAACATAAAATTTAATCTGCCCCACACTTGGGCTGCTAATAACAATATCGGTATAAGCTATTGTTAAACCTTTACCAATTAAAAATGAATATATTGCATCTTTATAATCATATTCTGTTACAATTCTATCTCTTGTATTTACAGCATATTGAGTATATGTTCTAATATAATCTTTTGTTGTTCCATCTCTCCCACCGGTTGGGACAGTATGACTAACTACGGTAACATTACTGTAATTTTTTGCATTTAAAATGACTGCAGAATCAGTTACAGTTCCTGAAGACTCTAGGGCACGACAAACTATTGTACCTGTTATAACTTCTGCTCCAGAAATATTATTAGTAACATAATAAACACCAGGGCCGTTTAAAACAGTAAATATTTTAGTTCCAGAATTATTTGAAAATTTATCTACTCTACTCCATGGAAGTTCAGTAACATAATCAAAAGAACTAAAAGAAACAGTAGATGGATCATAGGATATAGGAATAGAAATTACTTGTTTTGTTTGGTCATAATTACTAAATTCAGTTAACGTTTTTCCTGCAACTAACACAACATCGGTTGTATCATCATCAACTGTAACAGGTATAGATGTTATATTATAAAACGAACACGGAGATCCATTTGATTGTGTTCCAGTAAAAATACTGTATGCTGGAATAGCAGTAGTTTCTTTGTTTTTTATTGTTGCAATACAGCGAGAAGAAACGGTATCAGAAATAAACGCACCATGTAAACCAGCGTTTAATAACAATGTACGTTTAGTTGAAGCAGTTGTTGGAAAAGAATTTGTCAAAACTGAATGTAAATAATAACCATTATATGCAGTATTTGCAGATAAAATATCCAAGAACATATTGATGGCTGATGCTTGGTTTGCAAAATCATAATTTTGAAATTGTGGATATTTTTGTAAAAATGTTACTAAACTTGATTTGATAGAATCATAATCGAGTTTACCTACATTTAGCGTACTATAATCATAATTCATGTATTTGTATCCATTGTTATTGTTACTTCTTGATTTGGACTAAATGATGTTTTTGTACTATAATCATACCTAACTCTAATAGTCAAAATACCAAGATTATTAGTTATTTTAGTTCTAACTTTATATATATTTTGAATCGAATATGATATTGCTGTATTTATTTGATCAACAGCAAGATATGCATCTAGCATATTGCCAGTTAAAAAAGTTTGAATATCTGTCCCCAAAACGTAATTAAAACTATTTTCTGATTTATTTAATAACACAATATTTTTTATTTGTTGTGCTATAGTATAACTACCTTCAACCAAAGCTACATCTTGCCTGTCATTTACAGAGGATATAGTAGCCAAAAGAATATCAAAATCTATTTTATCCATGTACCCATTTATTTAGGGTAATTTCTATACTTAAATTGACTCATATGGTTTGGTATCTTCATATGGTGGATAGAACCTAGAATTTGTCATAGTACTTAAAGATAAAATGGTAGTATGACCACCATCATTTTTTATTACGTTTTTGGCACGCATGATATAATAATACCCAGTTTTTACCTGATGAACGGGGGACTCATCACTAAGAGTAACCAATCCTGTAGGATCATCCATTTTTAAATATACAATATCGCCCGGGCGTTGACTCAAATCACCACCAATTGTAATTTCAATTAATTCTTTAATTGATTCAATAAAATCTTGACGTTGAATTGGTACATCAATTGGTGTATCCCAAAAAGTTGCAGATCCTAACCGATATTTTAAGAAATTTTCAAACATATCACCGTATAGAGGACAGTTACAACTAAAAGTTGCCATTGGGTCTGGCCAAAAACAACCAGCCCACTCTTTACCCAATATACCATAAATGTTTACACACTCTGGATCTGGTTCACTAAAAATTAAAGTAAACCCACCAGAACCACCTGCTATACCCAAACCCGATGCACCAGATAAACCACAAATACAAACTCCACCACTAGCCCCACTTAAACCAAAACTAGCCTCCAAGCTATAAGTGTTACCAACACCCAAGGCATCAGCAATAATTTTAATTTCTGGAAAAAGCTCATAACATTCTTCTAATGAAGATGGTGCTTCTACTTGACCGCTAGTAATTTTTGGGTTTGCACAGGTATATGAATCTCTATTCGAAACAGCATTACCTGTTTGAATTTTTAATATATTTGTACCAAGGATTGTTATTTTTTTAGCCATTAGCAAATTCCATCAACTGCGTTTTCCGCAATAAAGTAATACATATATTCGTTACCTAAGTTAGGGGCTGGTGGTATACAACCCATCTCTCTTAATTTATTCACTCTAATTTTGTACATTTTTACAATATGTG